GATTATTTTTATGTAGGTAATATTAGTGGTGACACACAAACTAAAGTTTTCTTGAAAATGTGGTTAGATACAAACGGAAACTTAACAATTAAATTTGTTGATGAATATGATGTATCTTTTGATATTAATCTTTGGGATGCTAATTACGGTGAAGAATTGGTTATTTATTCTGATAAGGGTAATTTAAAGGAAACAGTTGAAATCGAAAACCCTTCAGCAATTACAGATCCTACAAATACTCGTTGGATTTATGTTGATAAAACTAGATATGCACATATTGTAAGAGGTATGTATTTGGAAGCTTATTATGATAAAACATATTATGATGATCCAACAGGTGAAGGATATTTATTAGGAATGGTTCCAAGAAAATTGGTTCGTATTACTGATATTAAAAATGATCCAGTAAATTCTAATTGGAAAATTTTATACGCTGATGGTTCAATTAAAATTGGCGGAACATATCCGGAATATTATACAACTTCTTATACCGAAATTGATGAATATTTTAATTCATATAATGGAATAACATTAAAACCATTTACAGTTCATCCAGACTCCATGCCAAATGGTACAGATGCTCGTCAAATGGATATTTTAACTGTTGTAGATAAAACTACAAACTTAGCAAAAGGTTTAGCAAATAAGAACCGTATCAGTTGGAGATATTTAATTGATGCTTTTGGATTAGGTTTAACACACAATTCAAAACAAGAATTTGTTGATGTTTGCGGAGCTAAACTTAACTGCCTTGGTTTCATAAATATGCCAAGTCAACGTCAATTGAAAACTTCATTGGATCCAAGCTTTATCAATGATGATAGAACATTAAATACTACATATTTGATGGAAGGTGGAAATCCAAATAAAAACCCAAGCTTCTTGTATAGTTTTGGTGAAGGTGTTGGTAGATCTTGTGTTGGTTATTTCTTCCCATATGTAAAAGATGTAAATGATCAATCAAAATTCATTCCACCAGCAGCAAAAATTGCTAAGGCTTACATGAACAAGTTCTTAACAACAACATCAGGCATTTATCCTTGGACTATCGTAGCTGGTTCAATCTTAGGTAAATTACCAGATGTAAATGCAACAGAAATGAGATTTACAAATGATAATCTAACTGATTTGATGGATATGGGAGCAAACCCAATTGACTTCACACAAAATAGAGGTTATTATATCAACTCAGAAAATACAGCTCAAGTGTTCCCATACAGTTCACTTAGTGTAATCCATAGTCGTGAAGTTTTAATCGAACTTGAAAATAGACTATATGATATGTTGTTGAATTATCAATGGAGATTCAATACACCTGAAATTCGCAATGAAATCAAGTATCGAGCAGATCAAATCTGTAAGGAATTACTTGATACAAATGCACTATACGCTTTCAAAAATGTTATGGATAAATCGAATAATACAGATTACATTATCGATCTTCAAATGGGTGTACTTGATACTTACATTGAAATCATAAGAGGAATGGGAACTATTGTAAATAATATTACAATATTGAAGAAAGGTACAATCCAATCTTCTGGTTTCTTACCGAAAACAAGTAATGGTTAATCATTACTGGAATATACAAAAAAGGGAAGATTTTTCTTCCCTTTTTTATTTTTATTAAACTTCATATTTTTTATTTTATATATAGGAGTAAAAGAAACATATATATGAATTATATTGAAACCATATCAAAAGAGAATGGACGATGTGGTAGAATGTATGTAGAAAAATATCTTTTGAAAAATTATCCAGATATACATGCTGAAATTATTAATTATTGTAATGAAAAGTTAAGTGATATTTTATTTAAAGAAAAAGTATATCATTATGTTCATAATATTAAAGAAAAAGTATTATGTAAAAATTCAAATTGTACTAATGAAACTAAATATCATAATTCTACATTGGGATATTATGATTATTGTTCTATTCAATGTATTAGTAGTGACCAAAAAATAAAAGATATAAAAGAAAAAAAATCTTTTGAAAAGTATGGAACTAAAGCACCGGGGATGAATTCTGATGTTAAAGAAAAAACGATAAAAACTAATCAGGAAAGATATGGTAGTAATTCCCCTTTACAAAATATAAGTATAAAAAAGAAATCACAGGATACATTATTTAAAAATTATGGTGTTGATAACCCCAATAAATCTGCAGAAATATTAATTAGAAGAATAAAATCATTCAAAAAAAGCAATTTCAAAGAAAACTATCTTAAGACAATGATGAATAGATATGGTGTAAAATATCCATATCAAAACGAAGATATACTTAACAAATCAAAAAACACATTGTTAAAAAATTATGGTGTAAAATATCCATATCAGAATGAAGATATATTAATTAAAACACAAGAGAAAAGAAAAGAAACGTGGATAAAAAATAAAATTTCTAATAATATCAATATAATTGAAATTAATTATGATAGCAAAGAATATCTTATGAAATGTGATAATAATGAAAATCACATATTTAAAATAAGTTTTGATTTATTTGATTCTAGAAATCAATTCGCTAAATATAAGTGTACAGTTTGTTTTCCAGAACATTTTAATCAAAGTTCTATGGTGGAACACGATTTATTAAAATTTATAAAAAATTATGTTAATGAAATTACTGAAAACTCAAAAAAAATAATAGAACCATATGAATTAGATATTTATCTTCCAGATTTAAAATTGGCTTTTGAATTTAATGGTTTATATTGGCATTCTGAGTTGTATAAAGGTGATAATTATCATTTTAATAAAACAGAGTCATGTGAAAGACAAGGAATTCGTTTGATACATATTTACGAAGATGATTGGATGTACAAGCAAGAAATAGTAAAATCTCGTATTTTAAATTTATTGGGTCAAATACCAAATAAAATTTATGCAAGGAAATGTGAAATTAAAGAAATTTCAGATAATAACATATTGAGAGATTTTTTAGAAACAAATCATATTCAAGGATTCGTTGGTTCTCAAGTTAGAATTGGATTGTTTTATAATGATGAATTAGTATCATTGATGACGTTTGGAAAACAAAGAAAATCTATGGGTATAAAATGTGAAGATAATACTTATGAAATGTTACGTTTTTGTAATAAGTTAAATACTTCTGTGGTTGGTGGGGCTTCTAAATTATTTAAATATTTTATTCAAAAATATGATCCAATAGAAATTATTAGTTATGCTGATAGATCTTGGAGTAGTGGAGATTTATATAAACAATTGGGTTTTGATTTGGTACATAAAACAAAGCCTAATTATTATTATGTAGTGGATGGTATTAGAAAATATAGATTTTTATTTAGAAAAGATGTATTAATAAAACAAGGTTTCAATCCGAATAAAACAGAAAGAGAAATTATGTTGGAAAGAGAAATTTATCGTATTTATGATAGTGGAAGTATGAAATTTATATATAATAAAAAATGATTAAAATGTACGGTTTTTTAGAATTATTAAAAGAAAAAAAATTAAGTGAATTTAATTATGATTTGCTTAATGAAGGTCTTATTATGTCTGTTGAATATGATGTATTTATAGACAAAATGAATGATATATTTAGAAAATATAATGTAAATGGTTCTTGTGATTTATATGTTGGAAAAGATAGAATAATTCTTCAAATTAACGAAAACGATATTTATAAAAGAAAATCCTTTTTTAAACATTTTACTAACTTATTGAATCAAACAGGATATTATGTATCTAACTATAAAATAGATAATACATTTCATATTGGAGATGTCGATAGTTTAATATTTATAAATAATATCAATTTTATATTATATTTGAATAAAAGATTTGATAGTGAATCTGGATATATTCCAGAATTTTTATTTCATGTAACAGAAAATAAATATCTAGAAAAGATAATGAAAAGAGGAATTATAAATCGATCTAAAAAATATATAGAAAATCATCCAGAAAGAATTTATTTGTTTGATAAATTGAATGATTGTTATGATTATATAGATTTTAAAAATTTGTCTGATTTTGTGATATTGAAAATTGATGTTAAAACTTTAAGGAATATAAAATTATATGATGATCCGAAATATCAACCAACGATAAAAGCTCATTATACATATGATAGTATATCACCATATTCAATAGTTATAATAAAAAAATGAAAAATGATATGAAATTAACAGATATAGAAAAGAAATATTTGTGGTCCAAATTGGAATATACCAAAAAGAAAAAAGCAACAGAAACACAAAATGATATTTATCAATTTTTGAATGATGAAAAAAGTGATTTCAACGAAGAAGAATTCAAAAAAATATTAAATTCGCTAGAATATACATT